GTGTTTTTAAACCTGTCTACCAATACATATCGATAAACATAACTCCCTTGTTTAAAATGTAATATTGTTTTTAAATCTTTTATTTGTTTCATAAGCATTCTAGGGGGTTTCCACTCTCGCTTCCACCCCCTAAAATTTTATTAATTACGCTTCGTGAGCTTCGATTTTAACTACTTTGTCTTCTTCCATTCTAGTCGCACCGAATGCAGCAGAATAGTAAACTTGAGTAGCATAACCTTTGTCAGCTCTTTCATCGATTCTAGCAGTTGAATCTTTACCAACAGCTAAAGCGATACCATCTTGAACGTAAGCAATACAGCCTCTTTTTGAAGCTGCAATAGGTAATCTGTTAGATACAACAAAGTTGAATCCTAAGAAACTATTTACATCTCCAGATGCAAGAGCTTTAACTGTATTGAAATCACTTGAAGTCACTTCAGTAGTTCCTAATAGATCTGTGATCTGTTTAGGAGATACGATGATGTGTCTCGGTAGTGATGGATCAACGTCAGCAAGATCGATGATTTCTTTCGCTTGTCTTAATTTAGCGATAGTTAAACCAGCAGTTCCAGCTTCAGTTATGATTTGACCTGCAGGTAGTGCAACAGAAGTTCCACCAGCTACACCAGTATCAGACGCAGCAGTTGCAGCAGTAATGATAACATCATCCATTGCTCTTCCCATTGCATAAGCAGCAGCTAATGCATAAGAAGAAGTAGGGTCTACTAACATTCTTACTTTGTCTAGATCATCGATAAGATCAGCAAACTCGTAGTCAGCTAATGATACTCTTCTTCTTGAGTGAGGAGTATCTGCTTGTGGAGTGTCGCTGTGTCTTACAGTTCTAGCAGTTGCAGTTACAGAACCAATTTGGTCGAAGAAAGCATTCTTCCCTGTAACAGATTCTAATCTAACTTTATCTCTAAGAATAGAACCTTTTTGTTGTGATAGCATTTGTATGTTAGAACTATATTGTTCTACAAATGCTGTAGTTATTTGAGTTGACATAATTGTCTCCTATTAATTGTTAAGTTATTATTAAAACAAAACAGAGACGTTCTCAGAAATTCTGGCTTCTCTTGGATTTAAAGTCTTTTAGACTACAAGTCTATTCCTTGTCGTCAGTAAGGTTCGCAGAGCTTATCTTTCGAGTTGTCTTACTTTTCTTAGGTGAATTTTCATCCACCTTAGAAACCCATTTATAATATTCATCGCATTTTGGCAAGGGATTAGATTTTGTTAATTCAGATCCACTTTCAAGAACTGATCTTAATATTTCTAATCTTACTTCTATATCGCTAATCATATTAACTCTTCATACTTCTTAAAGTAAATACTTGTTGTACTACTTTGTCATGATCTGGATGCGCTTTATTCCAATATGGACCATCTCTATCATTTACAATAGAACTAATCTCAGCATCATAATCTCTACCAGTTGCAGAGTTATCTTCTCCAGTACCAATCATTTTATCTTCAGACATAAGATTAGCAATGTTTGCAAAACCTTTTATGATTGCCGGATGATCTCCTAATCTAGTACCATCTTGTAATTGCATATCTAAGATTTCTGGATTCATATTTGCTTTAGCAACAGATGCAGCTCTTTTAATATTTTCATCAAAAGATCTACCCCATTCTTTTCTAAGTTCTTGTTCTGCTTGAGCTTGCGCAGTTTCCATATCAATCTTTGATTGTTGTACGGATCCTTCCATAGAGTTTTTGTAATACTCTAGAATACCTTGAGCTTGTTTATTATTTAAACCTAGCTTGTGCGCATTCTCTGCGAAAGATTTAACAGCACTTTCATCTAATGGAACAACATCAGAATTAACTTGTAGTTTATATTTATCTGGAGATTCTGGTCTACCAAGTTTGCTATAAACTTCATTCCATTGATCGTCTGTTGAATTTTGATTTGGTACAGCAACCTTATCTTGACCAATCATAGATACTGCATTGATGTAGCTTTTAGCTAACGCATCAATCTCTGTAAACTTTTCTATGTTTGGATTTTTTCTAAACTCTTCACTAATAGTTTCTTTCCAAGATTTTGCTGTTTGTGATTGAGTGTTGGTTGTAGAAGATACTAATGTAGCTTCTGGTGCCGGTGCTGTTTCTGTAGTTTGTGTCGTTTCTACAGGCTCAGTTGTTTGAGTTGTCTGTTCTTCTGACATGGTTATTTATCCTTTTGCTTCTGAAGCATTTGTTTAATAAATAGAAGGATGCTTCGTTGACCTTCTTGATATGCACTTTCATGACTATCACCTTTGACATTGGTGCTAGAATAAAAATGACATCTTTTCTCTAAATCAGATAAAACTTCTTTACCTTCATCTGACTCAAAAACATATTGATAGTTATCTCTTAATTTTTTAATGTACTGATGTACAGCTTTATCATCTTGCATAAGATCCTTTCTAAAGTTTTTTTACTCCTCTGCGTTAGCTAATGCTCTTGCTTCTTCTGGTAATGCTTTTGCCATTGGAGCAGCACTTCCAGCAGCTTGAGCTACTTGTTGTAATTGTTGCATCTGTTGCATTTGTTGTTGTTGTTCTTGAGCTTCAGCTCTTTCAGCTTGAACTTCTGAACTTGATTTTAAAACTTTTTGTGGAACACCTACAACATCCATTAAATGTTTAACAAGTTTATCCATATTGATATGATCGAATACTGGAGCAACATTTGATAATGATCCTAAAATTTCTATACCTCTCATGATTGATTGTAACTCTGTAGACTTTTGTGCTTTAGCTAATGGAGACACATATTCAATTTCAATATCTTGACCAGCTAAAAATTCTGGTGCTTGAGGAAATAAATTTTTTCTAAGTATTAATGAGAATGCTCTATCGATTAATGGTTTTAATAATTCAGATTGAAGTCTACCAAGAACTGGACCCAACAATCTCATCTTCTCTTCGTTCCTTTGTATAACTTCTGTTGCTGTCATCTGTGGACCAGTTTGCATCATTAATTGATTTACATAGAACGCATTACGAATTGAGTTTCTTCTTTGCTCTTCCATGTTTAAACCTAGTGGAGTATTCGCACCAATGTTTAAAGTTTCAATTCTATCTCTAGTTCCTGCTCTATAAAAATTTAAACCACCTGGTATTGTTCTTACAGGTAAAATAAATCCATCATCTGGAACTAATAAAGGTGGATCAACTTGTTTTTGTGCAGACTTGATTGTAGTCTTAGACATTTCATTTAACATCTTCACATCTGGTAAAGCTGTCATTGCTGGAGATCTTCCATATATTTCGTGTGATGCTTTTAAATATCTTGGCACTACAAATGGAAACTCTCTAAATCCAGATACAGATAATTCATCACCTGTTCCTGCTTCTAAGTAAACAGACTCAAAAGGCATATTAGATGTATCTTGTTTCTTAGGATCAAAATCAGATCTTGGGTATATTGCGTGAAGTATTTCTACTTCTTCATAAGGATCTTTTCTGTGTATAGTTACAATGTTAGTTGAAACATCTTTGCCAAACTTTTGTATTGCAGCTCTAGCTGTTAATTTAAATTTTCTAAATACTGTATCAATTCTACCTTTATCATTTTCTGAAATATACATTTCATTAATATGTCTTGTAGAAAATTTTAAAACATCTTCATCATCTTCTTCGATAAACATTGCTGCTGTACCAAACGTAATTAAGTCATGATACAATTCAAATATTTCTTGTTGGAAGTTAGATCTATTAAAAGCTGTGTACATAACTTCTGTAGCTTCTTCTAACCAAGCTTTAGCTTCATCGTCATTTTCTAATTCGGCACCTTTAAATTTTAATGAGAACCATGGAGTCGCAGGATTCGTTAGCATACCATGTAGTGATGCTGCTAAGAGTTCTACTGATTGTAATGGAGAAGAATCGAAAATAAGTTCTGTTCTTTTATCACCTTTAGATCTTGTTTTAGTTACATCAGCTTTTCTTGGTTGCATATAGTCTGCAACTTCTTGCCAATGACTTTCCCAATTTTGTCTATTGGATTTTAAACGATCAAATCTTTTTAATAATTTTTTTGTTAAATCTGTTTGTGCCATATTATCCTAGTAAAGTTTTCTTTCCTAATGTTAAACTTTTATCATCTGTAATACCTTGAGCTGATGTTAATATTGTCATGCTTCTTCCTCTACCTCTTCTTTTTCTTTTAATCAATTCATTTGCTGTTGCTCTAGCTTCTTCTTCAGTTACTTGTGGAGCAGCTTGAGAAACTTCTGCAGTTGTTGGAGCAGTTACTGTTGGAGCTTGTACTACTTGACCACTTGATCCTATTGCAC